AAGACGACGCGAGCGCCTCCGTGGTGACGATGTGTTCGATGGGGTCCTGCGGCGGGGACTGAGACGCCCAGTACGTCGACCCGTCCGCGGCCATGCCGTCGGAGACGAGGACGTCCGGGGCGATGGACTTGATCCACGCCGCGATCTCAGGAGTCCACGACCGGAAGCTGTCCGCGGTCCACAGCTCGTTGCCGGTCTCGACGATGGCGATGGCCGGCGTGTCCTTGTACGCGACGCCCGTGTACTGGTTGACGTGGGTCAGCCAGTCACGGATGTAGGTCTTGTAGTCCAGCTTGATCTGAGAGTCGCTGTAGAAGTAGTTCTCAGCGGTCCGCTGCGTGGAGGAGTTCGCGGACTTGACGTTGCCGTCGAGTGACACGGTCCCCGGGCGCCTGAACGAGACCCACGTTGCCTTGCCGCCGTGGTAGTAGTGCAGCTCATCCACCAGGGGCACCATCAAGTACAGGCCGCGGTCGGAAGCCGCCTTGACGGCGTAGTCCATGACTTCCCAGACCGGCGTGTTGTAGCTGATGACGGGGCTGGTGGTGCCACTGACACCAGTGACGAGGTGGTTCGACGTCGACCCGACGTTGATGCCGAGGGTGTGAGCTCGGACGATGCCGGCCTTCAGCGTGACGGCCTTGTCGAGGAGCGAGTCGATCTCGCTGTGGGACATGAGCCGCGACGAGGGGTAGTCGTTGTGGACGAGCTGGAACGCGTTGACCCCACCAGTGCGGTATGCCGTCCCCCCGCGGAGGATAGTGCCGTTGCTGGTGTTGCGGGTGAGCCGTTGCTGCCCAACTGTGCCAGCCACAGGCGCCAGGCCGGCACGCAGTTCCCGGACCGCGTCGAGGAGCTTGTTCCATTCCGGAGCGAGGGGAAGCCCATCGCCCGTCTCATGCTGAGACGGCAAGAGCGTCGACCAGTCTTCCTCAGCCACGTGCTTCCACCGTCTCAGCCACAGCGCGGGCGATCATCTTCCGGTTCTTCCCAGCCGCCTCAGCGACACCGAGGGCTTCCGCCTGCTCCGGGTGCGCTTCAAGGAAGTCGAGGGCGGTGGACACAGAGTGCAGGACGGTGTCGTCGAACTCCGTGGGCGGCGTCGGTTCAGCGGCGGGAGCGTCGGGCGCTGTGACGGGGACCGGGTCCACGACGGGCTCAGCGGTCTTCTGCGGCTCGATCGGCGCGGGGGACGGCGCAGTGCCCATCCACCGGGCCTGGTTCCACTGAGAGGGCATCAGGGCCTCCTGTACTCGACACGTTGACGGTCCACATCAGGGGACCAGACCTTCGGGCGGGACTTCAACGCGTACGGGTTGACCGCGGCGATCCACGTGTCCACGTCTACGAGACCCGTGCGTCCCTTGTCGAGGAACTCGAACGGGTCGAGCATGGCGAGGGTCACGTTCTGGCGGGTGACGGTCTGCACGCGCGTCGGCAGCTTGCAGTCCTTCGCTCCGGGCGTGGCGGCGAGGGCGAGCTGCGCGGCGTACAGCGCGGCGTAGCGGCGTCCCTCGATGGGTGGGGGGGAGCCGTGGGTGTAGGTGACGATGTAGCGGCGGTGCGGCCAGTGCCGCTCGAAGCCGTCGTCGTCGACGAGCGCGACGGTCCTGCCGTCGTGGATGCGGAGGTTCACCGGTCCGTACGTCTCGTCGGGGGCGACGACTGCGGTGACGGACTGGACGGGGTAGTCGGGGAGGACGAGACGCAGGTCGTCGGTGGGGCACCACGAGTCGTGCCTGACGACACCGATGCCCACGAAGGCGTCCGCCAGTCCGTGAGTTTCGACGGAAGACCACGGGTTGCAGCGGCAGCGGCGCGGCATCACAGCCACCGTTGCACCGCGGACACCCGCCCACCGGCGCCCCGTCAGATGCCACAGGATCGTGCTCGCCGACCCCAACGCAGCAGCCAACGTCTCCGCACTCACCGCCGACACCACAGACGCGGGAACGTCAGCGGGAGCCGCCCACGGTACGACAGTGGGGGCCACTTCAGGCTGTTCAACCGTCACGGACCCCACCATCTCACCTAGGAACGACTCCCGCCCACGTCACGCGACCCCACTGTCAGGCAGTAGCCACGACCGCCTGAAGGCCCAGAGCAGACGCCGGCAGCGACGCAGTACGCACGTACTGGACCACGCCCGTCGAGTCCTGCTCGAAGTCCCCGACCGGGCCGGAACCCCAGTTCGGGTTCGTCTCCGCAGTGAAGTTGAACGACGGCTGCAACGCCGCCGCCTCCAACGTCACCTGGTCCGGGGTCAGCTTGATCCGCGGCAGCGCCCAGTGGAAGTAGGGGAGGCTGCCGGCGTTCGAGCCGTTGACGACGGCGCGGGACCACATCTCCAACGACACGCCGTCAGGCATCGGGTCAGACCCGACGTCCGGGGACTGCCAGCCGACCGGGTCAGACCCGTCCATGAAGACGGTCCCGCCCGTGAGGAGGGCGTACAGCTCCGGGTCCGGGGTGCAGATGGTCAACGCACCCGTGTAGTTCTTCAACGTCGACGGGCCGGTGTACGCGACGCACACGACACCCGACCCGTTCTTCTGCGTGATGTCGTCGCCGTCCTCGTAGTTCGGCGTGAAGTTCGCCGTCACGAGAGCGTCCGTCGTGTACATCGACGACGCGCCGACCTTCGGGGAACCGTCCGGGTCGAGTGCCGTCACCCGCATCCGGACGGCGTAGACGGAACCAGCACCGTCACGAGCCATGAGAGTTGTCCTTCCTAGCTGAGGGTGACCCGGACCGCGACGACTCCGCACCCAGCGGTGACGGTGGCGAGACGGTTGGCCGAGTAGGTGATCGTGTTGTGCGCCCGGTCGACCGCTTCCGCGAGCGTTCCGGGGGTGACTTCCACCGCGCTGCGGCGGACGACAGGGCGTGCCGTGCCGTAGATGACGCCCGTAGCGTCGCCACTGTCGGGGTACCCCGAGTCGGCGACAATCCGGTTGTCGAACAGGTCGAGGATGTTGTTGCCTTCACGGCGCATCCCCGCAGGGTTCGTGTACCCCAGCAGGCGACGGGACACGTGGATCGCGCCCGGCTCACCGGACAGCATCTCCCCCAACGCCTGCTGGATGCGGGCGTAGCCAGCGTTCACGGACACAGCCCCACCAGCGGGGGTGATGTCGTCAGCGTTGGCGGTGTCCGTCAGGTACACCTGGTCCGACCAGCCAGCGACCTTCGTCAGCTCCCCAGTCCAGAACTCCCGAGCGACCGCAGCCGACTCGATCTGCGTGAGGTGAGCCCGGACCCGCGTCTCGTAGTCTTCGACCTGCCACCCGAAGGTGGAGCAGGACCGTTCGACCTGGATGAGGAACGGGTGCCCCGTGACCTCGTCCGTGCCGTCGCCGTAGCCGTGGTCCTGCGCGGCAGTGGAGGCGTCGCAGTCGACTGCGTACGTCTTCCACCCACCGCCGCAGGGGACACCGACGTACTTGACGGGGACGTTGCGGGTGAGCTGGTCGGTCGGAGTGGTCGCAGCGGCGAGCAGCCCACCGGGGCGGACGTCGTTCGCGGCGGGTGGCTGGACGATCTGTCCTGCCATGTCGTGCCTCCCTCTCCGTCAGTTCCGACTGTGACCTAGCAGGGCGGGCACCCCCAAGATGGGTGCCCGCCACGCCAGGATCAGTCAGTCAGGGCCGACGTGTCAGTGGTGCCGGCGCGGAGACCGGTCGGCTCCACCGAGGACACGACCCGCAGGATCTCGACACCCCGGAACGCGAGTCCCTCGAAGGTCTCGAAGAACAGCTCGTACCGGTTCTGAGCGTTGAGCCCGGAGTCGCGGACGACACCCAGGTCGAGCTGCCCACCGTCGAGGAACAGGACGTCGGAGGGGCGGCACAGCGTCCACTCCACCTGCCCCGGGAAGGACGGGACGGTAGCGGCGCCCGTGGTCGGCGCGGAAGCGTACTGCTGAGCGGCGATCGCGGGGACGTTCGTCGCGGACGACTGAGCGGTGGAGCGCCCGTCGAGGTGGAAGGTCACCCGCACGTTCCGGTTCGTGAAGAACTGGTCGATGAGGGAGTCCGCGAGGGAGAACGCGTCGAGGTTGTCCTGCGCGCCGCGGAGAACGTCGGTGCGGATGAGGTCCCGCACCCAGCGGGGCAGGGTCATCCACAGGACCTCGTTGTCGGCGAGGCGGTGACGGTTGCGGAAGTACGCAACCGAGTGGTCCAGCGCGGCGAGGATGTCGCGGGTCGCGCCGAGGACTCGCCCGGAGGTGAGAGTCGTCGCGCCGGCGTACAGCTTCGTGAGGAGCTTGTTCTCCGCGATGCGGGCGTGGACCTGGCGGAGGGCGGTGACGTTCGCGTCGGCCATCTCCGGGTCGAACCGGTTCGTGACGTTGCTGAACCGGATGCGGGCAGTGGTCGCCTCGACGAAGTAGTCCTCGAACGCGGGGCACTCAGCCTCGACGATCGGCTTGACGGGGTCGTCGGCGGGGTCACCGACACCGACGGCGGCGTCGTTGGCGAGGGTCCACGTCCCGACGCCGGCAGCGAGGTCGTCGAAGCGGATGGCCTGACGGATGGACACGCCACCGCGGTCGGCCTGGAAGGTGGACAGGGCGTCACGGATCGGACGGGCATCCGTTCCGATGACCTCGATGTCGTAGACGTAGGGGATGGGGGCGCAGAGGCCACCAGCCGCGACGAGGGACGACCCGGCAGCGAACGCGGACTGGATGCGCGCCTCGTTGCCGTCGGCGGCAGAGTCACCGAGCTGACCAAGCTGACGGTCCTTCGGGAACTCCGTCGAGATGCTGACGGCGGGGAACTGACCGTCTCGGACGTTGCGGGTGCCCTCGATCGTCTTGGCGAGAGCGACAGCGACGTCCTTGCGGGACGAAAGCTGGTTGCCGTTGCGGTCGGTGACGGTGTGCTTCGCGGCACCCACAGCGGCCTCCTGGGCGGCGGGACGGTTCGCCTGGCGGGCGAGTCGCCCGATGGCGGGACGCTGGACGGCGGCACGCTTCGCAGCGGACGCAGCGACCGGCTCAGGCTCCTTGGCCTTCGGGGTCTCGTCGACCTTCGGCTCCTCGGCGGGCTTCTCAGCCTCGTCCTCGTCAGCGTCGGGGTCATCACCCTCGGTCTCGACAGTGTCGTCGACCGCGGGGCGGAGACGGGCGAGCTGCGCCTCGATGCGGGCGTCGATCTCGGCCTGCTCCTCGTCACGGCGACCGATCTCGCCGTTGAGGGCTTCGTAGGCGTCGGCGAGGGTGGAAGCTTCCTCGGCCTTCGCGGCGGTGTTGGGTTCGGCGCCGAGACGCTCGAACTCGGTGTTGATGAGCCCGCGGAGTTCGTCGACCTCTTCGGTGTTGAGGTCGGCCAGCTTGGCGAGCAGTTCAGCGATGCGGTCCATGACGCGCGTCCCTTCCCTGTGGTCGGAGTGTCGGTGCGTGCTCCTGGCCGACTAGGTCTGCGCCGCGGGCATCGTCACTCGGTAGTGTGCCCCACGGTGTGCACATGCACAGGCCGTGTCGTGACATAGAGAAGCCCCACCGACGTTGCCCGTCTACGGCTCCCAAGCGCCGTCTCGGTTATCTGCCGAGTGCTACGGGGGACGGGTCGTCGGTGGGGCGGGTGCGTGGCGGCACGTCCTAGGAAGCCGTCACGCGTTGCTCAGACGAGGTGTTCACCCCGACGGCAGAGACAGGCTACCCCACACCCGCCCCTACGCTCGTGACATGCAGAAGCGGTACATCATCGGTGCAGGCATCGCAGCACTCGCGCTTGTCGGACTCGGCACCACCATCGGCGACAACCACGACACCGTTCGGACCGTCCCAGCGCCGACCGTGACCGTCACCCCTGACCCCGTCATCATGCGCGTCGCCCCCCAAGCCTGCCTCGACGCAATCGCAGCAGCCGACACCCTCGACGGCACCCAGTTCTCCGCCCTCGACGCAGCCGGCGACGGGTTCATGGCCGTGTCGGAGCTGGATGTGGACGCGTTGCAGGCGGCGAATGACCGGTTGCAGGGGTTGCAGCAGCCGATGCTGGATCGGTCTGCGGCGTACGCGCGCCTGGCGGACGAGTGCCGAGCCGCCAAGGGGGACGTGTGATGGTGGGCGTGACGTTCACAGTGGCTGTTGTGTCGTGGGTGGTAGCTGTCGCCTGCGTCCATAGCTGGCTAGACGCTCTGAAAGAGCTGAAGCGTCTTCGCCGGTTGAAGGATGACGTGGCCGAGCTGGCTGTGCACAGTGAGGCTCAGGCGCTTGTGCTGTCTGGGATGGCTGAGTCGGTGTCTCTCAGTCGAGCTGCTGAGCTGAGGGCACTCCTGCGAGACGTGTGAAGCCCTCGGCTACCCGCATCTGACGGGCTTGCCGAGGGCTTCTAGTCACCGAGACCAATCGAGACCGGTCACACCGTACCACCAACCGGGCGGGTCAGGCTGCCATCTGCGGGCGCAGCTCCCGCGCCAAGTTCTGGAACCACACTTCGGCCTGGCCGACGTTCTCGCAGTCGTCGATGAGCTGACCCAAGAGTGCGGTGAAGTGCCACATGCTCATGCACTCCATCCGGTACTTCAGGTCGCCCGCGATACGGTAGCCCTCGACATGCTTGTCCCAAGAGCGGAGCGCGTTACCGGCGCCAGCGAACGCGGCCTGGGTGGCTTCGGTGTAGTAGCCGGGGTAGTAGCAGGCGTTGGCGATAGCTTCCATCAGGTCAGTGCGCTTGGCTGCGGTCTGACGGGTGCGAGTTCCGATGTGGAAGTAGCGGCGAGCGGTGGCGGTGAACTTCTGCCCTGCGGTCTCGGTCATGGCTTCAGTGTGCACCTAACCGCGCGGTTCGTCAAGACCAGCGGGCAGCCCGATCCGCCCGCTTCGCCCGAGCACGGGCCTGCCCGAACCGCAACGCAGCCGCCAACCGCTCAGCGTTCGACTCCACCGCAGCAGCCACCACCTCCGCAGGCACAGTCGCCTGCGGCGTCAGAGCCGGGTTGCTGGACCCCGCAGCGACCAGCGACAGCGGCGCACCCGACGCAGCCAGCATCCGCGGACGCTGAATCGGGAAGCCCGGCACGTTCACCGCCAGAGCCGCCATCAGCTCCAGCCGCCCACCGTAGGCACGCCAGTCGCCCGAAAGCTTCGACGCCCGCAACGCCTGCACCTGCTCCTCCGTCGCCGACGGTCGCACAGCGCCGGCGACCCAGATGCCGTAGCTGTCCTCCCCTGCGTGGACGTCGGCGATGACGGTGCCCGTGTTGTCGTAGTGCTCAGCAGCGGCCTGCATGTTCGCCCGGGAGTTGGCGTGCCCCGTGCCCATGGTGATGTGCCCGACGGGGACGTCGTCACCCTCAGCGGTGCGGACGGCGCCGAGGTGGAACAGGGCGTAGTCCGTCTGCGAGCGGGGCGCGGTGACGCACTGCCCGGGGTAGCCCGTGTGACACGTGCCGAACGCGGCGAGGTGCCCGTACACCCTGCCATCCTCGTCGATCGTGAGGGGCGTGGGCCCGTCTAGGTCGGGACTGCTGAACCACGCGGCGGGCGGGCGGATCGGCCCACCAGAAGCGGTCACCGACACAGCGTCCACGTCGTCGGGGCAGGTGGAGCAGCCGGGACCGTCACCGAGGATCCGGAACGGCGGCAGGGTGGCGGCGGTCACTGCTTCCGGGTCCGCTTCGACAGGCGCCTCGTCCTCCGGTGCAGCGTCCGCGGCGTCGTCGAGGATGATCGACGCGCCCTTGAACGCCGGCACGTTGCACACCGTCGCGGCAGCGATCTCCCCCGACGTGACACGGATCAACCAGTCCGTCGGGAAGCCCTCCTCGTCTTCACCAAGGATCTCTTCCTCCGACTCAGCCGCACCCAAGTCCACGGACACACCACGGAGCGTCTGGTGCGCGACGAGGTCCTGCACCTTCTGCGCGTCCTCCGTGTCGGCGAACTCACCGGTAGCGCGCCACGCGTTGACGGTGCCGCCCGCGATCTCACCCCAAGTCTGCCCGGTGGACTCGTCGATCATGTCGGTCGCGTCGTACCGCTCCAACGTGTCGATCCGCCCAGCGACGACAGCGAGGCCGTGCCCACCCATCTCCGGGTTGACGAGCATCCCCATCAGCGTGAGGGGGAGTGCGCGGGTGGTGAGTGCGCCCGGGTTGATGATCCGCTTGTCGCCGGTCTGGACGCCCTCGAAGACGACTGCCGGGATCGTGAACTTCGCGCCCATCGTCAGCGCCTCCCTCGAACTGCATCGGTGATTGGGGTTGCCTGCTGTGCCTGCGACGGACGCCGGTTAGCGATCCGCTCCGCCTCCATCAACGTACGGATGACCGTCGTGTCAGTCCGCCCCGAAGCGAGGTCGTCCTCAGCCATCTTCCGCAAGTACGACACGTAGTCCGAGTCAGCGTCCTCAGCCGCCGCAGCATCCGGCGCGTCCCCGAACAGGGGCATCGCGTCACAGTTGCAGCCCTTGTGGTCCCCCGGCGCGAGCGTCGGACCAGGCCACGACCCAGGGTTCCGCAACTGCGACGAGTCGAAGTCATGGAACTGGACGCCATCGAGGTCACGGTGCGGCTTGAAGTGGTTCCGGCTGATGCCGTACACCCACTCGTAGCCGAGATCCTCCACACCACGGTCAGCGAGGTACGTGGTGACGTAGTGGCCGGTGGCGATGCCGCCTGTCCGTTCCCCGGGCTGCGCGTTCGTCCCGTTGGAGCGGATGCCGCCACTGTTGGAGGCGACACCACCAGCGAGGACCAACGCGCCGCGGATCAACGTCGACAAGGTCCCCGCGCGAGTCGGATCCTCACCGATCTCCTCCGTGACGGGCTTGTCCGGCTCGTCCTCTTCGTACAGGGCGGACATCGTCTCCGCCTCCACCGCAGCTTGCAGCCACGTCCACGCGCCAGTGGATGCCTCCGCGAGCTGTGCAGCGAGCGACGCGGTCTGCGCTTCCGTCAACCCGAGCATCGCAGCGACGCCGGCGAGGGCTTCACCGCGGGCCGCGGCGGTCCACTCATCCCACTGGGAGGACAGCGTGGCGAACGCGCCGGACAGCAGCGCCTCCTGATCCAGGCCGAGGTCAGCGACCAGCGACGGCCCCAACGTCCGAGCGGGCGGCAACGTCGACGCCGTCAGGGATGCCCGCAGTGCGGGATCCTTCTGCGCAGTCGACCGGATCCTCGCGTTCGCCTTCTCCACCGCACGGGACACGGCAGCGTCAGCAGCGCCAGACAGCCGCTCCCGCAGGTCACGGTCCAGACGGGCGAGACGCTTCGACTCACGCCCGTACAGGCGAGCCTGCGGCGTCCCAGCAGCACGGATCCCCGTCGTCGGCTGCGGCGTAGACGGCGCATCCTCCTCCGCAGGAGCCTCTACCTCCGGGGTCGGGGCGACAACCTCACCCTGAACCGTCGGAGCAGGCAGCGCGATGCCACGCAGCAACGCATCCAGCAACGCGACGGTCGTGCCAGCGTCAACCGCACCACGCTGCAACGCGAGACGACGAGCACGTTCGTCGTCGTCGGGCATGTCCGCGTCCGGGTCGAAGTGCAGAGCTTCCAGCAGGGACCGCTCCGACAGTGCCCCACGGTCGAAGGCGTCCTTCGCGTCCTGCGCGCGGTCCGGACGGGCAGCCAACGGCGACAGGTCGAACCACACGACGATCCGCTTCGCTACGTCCGCGGGGATGCCGTACCCACCCTCGTCCATCATGGGACGCAGGTAGCCGGCGGTGAGTCCGTCGCACATGCGTTCCATCAGCCCGCCGACGTGCTGACGGACGGTGGCGTCGTCGACCTGCCACGCCGACCAGTGGTTGCTGTCGGCCATGCCCGTGATGATCTCCGGGGGGATGTCCAAGCCCTGCGCGATGCGGGTGAGGGCCTTCTCCTGTCGTTCCAGCAGGGCCGGGTCGATGGGACGGTCGAACGTGAGGTGCTTCGCAGCGGCGATGGCCTCAGCGTTGGCCTTGACGAGGATCGGGACAGCAGCAGCAGCGTCGCCTTCGTCGGCGATGCTGGCGGTGATGGCCTGCGTGAACGCCTCGTAGAACGGGTCGGCGTCCGACGGGAGGTCCGGGTCGGTGGCGACCGTCGTCGGGGACGTGGACCCGTCGAAGCTGATCGAGTCCGGCATCAGCAGGATCCCCGCCGACGCGAACCGGGAACGGATCGACGACCGCAGCATCCGCGCCGTCAGTTGCAGCTCCTCACACGGACCCAGCAGTGCACGCATGGGGGAGTCAGGCAGGTTCCGCCACTTCGGATGCGGCTGCCACATCCGCGCCACGTACGACGTCTCAGGGTCCAGCTCACGCCCGTCACGCTGACCTGCCTGGTCGACGAGGCGGTAGCCCCTGTCGCCGACGGTTATCTCGTCAAGAGACCGGAACTCCCACACCTCAGAGTCCGGGTCAGCAGGATCGGTCTGGTACCCGACGAGCCAGCCTTCGCCGGCGACTTCCAAGTTCTCCGCGTACGGGCCGAGGATCCGGGAGTAGTTGAACGTCCCCGACGTGAGACGGGACAGCATGTCCTGGACAGCGTCGACCGTCGCCTGCGTCACTTCACTGGACAGGTCGGGGTCCTGGATGGCGTCTTCAAGGGCGACGGGGGCGTCACCGTTGGGCATGGCGACGGCCCCGACGAGGCGGACGCGGGACACGGCGTGCGCGAGGTACTGCATGGCGAAGCGGATCTCGCCGATGCTGTCGCGGTACGCCCACGCGTCGGCCTGCCACCCCTCGGGGGTGCGGGCCTTCTGGGTTCCGCGGGCGGCGGTGAGGTCAAGCTTCTGACCTGCTGCGGTGAGGACCCTGCGGGGCGCGCGGACGGCACCTACGGGCTTCTTGGGGGAGAGAAAGCCGCCCACGTCACTCCCTTCCCATCAGCCAGCCCGCAGCAGCCGACAAGGCGGCGACGGCTGCGAGGTAGGCCCAGACTTGCGGCAGCCAGACAGTGCCAGCTACAGCGACGGCAGCGATCCAAACGCTTGTGCACCACTCGCAGGTGATGAGGTACGCAGGCCACCGCCCGTCGTAGCGGACGATGACAGCATCCCGCACCCGGGCTACGGGCGGGAATGCGTCGTGAGTGACGAGCCTCGTGACGCGGTACACCGCGCCGACGTTGAGCAGCACCCACAGCCAGATGGGTATCGTCACGGGGTGACCTGCCCGTTGCCTGGTGACACGTCACCAACGACGGCACCGAACTGCCGGATACCCACGGTGGGGTGAGGGGTGCTGCGGTGAGGTCGGCTACCAGCGAGGACGCGCAGTCTTGCAGCGGCCTGCTCTAGGTCGCCGATCGCGTCGAGCAGGGCGGAGCGTTCGTCCTCAGTCACCAGTCGTCTCCCAGTCCTTCAAAGTCACCATCTCCTGCACCGTGAAGTGCCAGTCGATGCAGTCGTCCATGCACAACGGAGCCTTGACCCGCCGCGCCTTGTCGTCGAGCTCGTCGACCCACGTCACTACCAGCAGTCTCCCACCAGCGAACTGCACAGCAGTCGGCGTGACCGTAGGAGCCGAGACCTTCCTCAGCCCGCCACACTGACGGCACGTGAACTGAACGTGCTTCAGGTCAGGCCGTGACGGGCACAGGACCATCACCAGAGTGGTCGGGTCGATGACCTGGTCACCGCACGTCCAGCAGTTGCCCTTGACGAGGGGGCGGGAGGGGACGGGGTTCACCGCGTCGGCCATCACGCCTGCCTGTCCCTGCCAGGTAGCGGCAGTGTCCGCAGGGTGTGGGCGCGGCGGATGTAGATGCTGCCGGCGCCGCAGGTGCAGGTGGTGTGGTGGTCCCAGCCACCTTCGCGGCGTGGGGTGGCGTCGTGCCCGTACGTCTCGGCGCGCTTCTGCTGCCGCCGCTTACTGCTCACGCGAACGACTGACGTTCGACACCGAACGGGCGGAACGACTTCAACGGCGACGAACAGCCGCAGCCCTTCCCCTTGTTCACCGTCAACGTCCCCCCGTCGAGGGGGATGCGCAGAGCGTTCGCGCGCATCGCGTACGACGGCGGCAGCTCAGCCAACCCATCAGCGTCCAACCCGTGCGCCTCATCGACGATCAGGTCCCGCTCCCCATGCCACACGTACACACGCTCACGGGTCACCTTCACCAACGCCTGCGTCTTCAGCGACCCGTCGGGGAGGACCACCTCGGCTGGGAACACGTTCCGCACCACCACCGGCTCAGCTTCCATGCCGCCCATCCTCCCCCACCTGTGACGGGTCAGTTACGGCGCACCTGGATCGGGTGACCGTTGTCGACGTACACGTTGCCCGATACGATCCCGTTCGCGCCCCCCGGGTACTGCAACGTCCACGTCCCATCACCGCCGCCGCCCTGCAACTTCTGCGCACGGTCGAACCGGTTGTTCGTGAAGTACCCAAGATCCGTGACGTACCGGTCCGGTGCATCGTCGCTGACCTGCGCGCTGATGTACCCGCCGTAGAACCAGTTCGAGTCGATGAACCCGTTCCCCAGAGCGCCGGCGTCAGGCTTGATGAGGATGCACGCGTTCGCGTGCTCCGACCCGTACTGACCAGGCCGGTACCGCGACGCGACACTCCCCTCGATCCGGTTCCCGCGGACGACGAGACCCGTCCCACCCTGCCATTGGATCCCGTCAGCGTGGGACCCGTCAGTGTGGTTCGTGTCAGGCGGGTTCGGGAAGTACGCGAGGTCATGGATCCAGCACTGATCGACGACCACACCACACGGCGCGGTCGGGGCGTTCGTGTTGAAGATGGACACGCCGTCAATGACACCGGAGATGTCACACCGGGTGAGGGTCATGTCGTGGCCCTTCACCCCATCCAACTGGAAGTGGGGGGCCTGCGGGACGAACGTGCAGTCCGTGAAGGTGTGCCCGCCGCCGTGGACTGTCCACCCACGGACCAGACCAGCGGACCCCGTCGGTGTGGTCGGTGGGCCGACGAAGCGGCAGTTGACGTAGTGGCAGTCCTGCTTGCCGTTCAGGTTCAGGGTGTTCTGCACTTCCAGCGCCGTGTAGGTCGTTCCCGACACGGGTACGTGGTCAGTGACGACAGTGAACGTCGTCCCCGGGTAGACGCCCGTGTTCGCGGCGGACGGCTGGTCCACGCCACGGACCAGCGCCGCCCGCCTCACCGCCTCCGAGGGAAGGACAGCGACGAGGTTGTCGATACGCGCGGACGCGTCGGACAGCTTCGATCGGAGCTCTTCCACGTTCGCCAGCATAAGGTTCCACTCCGGTGCGACGGGGGTGCCGTCTCCCGTCGCATGGGCCGCAGGTAGCTGCGTCCAGTAGTCCACCGAAGTCTCCTCCTCGCGCAAGACGACACCGTCAGAGACGGCGTCCCGTAATAGCCTTAGTGGACCCGTCAGCCTGTAGTATCACGGTCGCTCCGCGGCCCAGGAGGGCTCGTGCTGCCACTGCTGTGCGGGGGCCGATAGACGTGACGTGTGAGTAGCCGTAGGGGTGCACTCCGTCTCCGGCGTCAGCGGAGGTCCACCACCCGTCGGTGGATACGTAGCGGACCCGGGATGGCGTCGAGCAGCTAACGGCCACGGCTTGAAGCTCCGCCTCACGAGCCGTCCCGATGAACGGGCGAAGAAGCACGATCTTGGTCTTCGCGGGGGTCGCGGCCAGAAGGGCGTTCACGACCAGCAGGCCTGTCGCCGTCACTGACGCGGTGTCGTTCGTCCCGTGGGCGATGACGATCAGGTCGGGGGCGGGAGTGAATGCCCGGGTCGCCCCAGCGAACACCAGGTTGTAGGCGTCCTTGAGTGCCGGGACGGACCCGTTGCCAGTGCGGTCCCAGCCTTGGCGGCCGAACCCGACGATGCCGACCTCAGCCCCGAGCGCCTCACGCAGGGCCCAGGAGTAGTCGACGAGGACGTCGTTGCGGTTGACGTCGTCCCCGGTGGCGGCGGACAGGGTGCGGACGCCCTCGGTGATGGAGTCGCCGTAGACGAGGACCCGCAGGGACCGGGGTGTGACCGGCAGGGTCGTCGCGCTGCTGGGGGTCGTGGTGAAGCCGGTGAACTTTACCGCTGTCGCTCGGGATGCAGTCCAGCGGTTCTGGGTCTCGGTGGTGGCCGCCACGACGAGCTCGACGACGTGCTTGTCCCACCCGTTCGAGGGCAGGGTGAGTGTGATCGTGCTGGCGATCTTGACCCGGGTCCAGGTGCCATTGTCGACGCGGTAGGTGATGTACGGCGTGGGCGTGGCGAGGCTGCTGGTGTCAAAGTTCGCGACGATCTGGGTGACCCCACCCCCGAACATCGCGCGAACGTAAGCGCCGGAGTTGACCGTCTCCGCTTGGGTGGAGCTGACGACCCAGTTGTACGGGGAGTAGATGAGGTTGGCGTCGTCGGGGGTGACGTTGGGCGGCGCAGGGGTCGCGCCAACGGTTCGACCGGAGTCAGCTCCTGACTCCAGGTGGTACAGGGCGACGGTGTTGTCGTCGGAGGCGAATGCCACGGTGGGCGAGGTGAAGGCAGCCGTGTAGCGGGCGGTGTCGGAGAGGCGTACCTCGTCGACCGCTCCGGGCCACTGGAAAGTGGCTGAGCTGAAGCCGGAGTCACCGACCACGAAGTTCAGGTCCGCACCCGAGCTGCTGTCGGTCGTGGTGGTGTTGGAGGACGTGTAGGTAGTGGTCCCGGCCACCGCCCCGTCGACGTAGAGGGTCGCGGTTGTGGGTTGGATGACCAGGGCGACGTGATGCCAGGTGCCGTCGGTGATGACCTTCGTGGAGGTGATGGTCTTCTTGTTGGCGCTGGTCCCGCCGATCTCCGCGCCGGCGTTCCCGGAGGTATCGCACTTGAGGTAGTACCAGCCCAGGTGTCCGAGCAGGATCTTGGTGGCGGTCTGCGCGGATGCGTTGACCCAGCACTCGATGGTGCCGGTGGCGAAGCCGCCCCCGTCTGCTCCTGTCGAGGAAAGGAAGAGGTCCGGCTTGGTGCCTGTGGACTTCAGGGTGCCGCTGGCAAGAGCGTTTCCGAACTTGCCGGCGGTGGTGAAGGTCGGGGTGCCGCGGTAGGTAACGAGGTCGTAGGCCATCAGGAGTTGTCCGTCCACTGGTCGCCGGGGAGCCAGTCAGTGGGTTGCACTGGGCCGACGTACTCCACGCAGCCGGGCGGGTAGGTAGCCGCGCTGGGCCTGGCGGGGTAGCCCTCCCCGGCGCCTGTAAAGAACCATGGAGAACCAGTCAAATCAGACCACAACAAGATAATTTTCGAGGTTGCAAACGCTTTTGCCATGGCGGATCTCCTATCTGCTAGTTGGAGCCCAGCGAGGTGACGCCGTACGTGGTGGCGAGGTACTGCGTCATCGAGTGCACATCCGCATCGGATGCCCCCTGGAAGAAGACGGCCTCGGGAATGTCGACGGTGGTGGACGTGCCGTCGCTGCCGACGGACCCCAAACCGAACGCCTGCGACGTGACCGCCGTGAAGGCAGACGGAGTCGACGTAGTGCCGAGGGTGCCGTTGATGCCAACCCGAGTGCTGTGACCCGTGGCTGCCCCGACCGACACTCGCCCGATCAGGAAAGTCCCTCCCGGCACTGAGTTCGTCGCGGACGACGCGGACCCGTACGAACCGCTGGGCACCTTCGCTACCTGCGCCCCGAGCTGCTTGTTCGTGTTCGCGGTGTAGATGTTCAGGCCGGTGTCGACCTTCGTGGACCCGTCAGTGGTGGAGTCCGCCGCGATGAACCGGGAAGCGGTGATGTCCGCGACACGGAAGACGATGAGAGCAGTGATGTTCTCCGTGGAGTGAGGTGCAGGGATGACGAGCTTCTGCCCGTTCGTGAAGGTAAGCGTGGGCTGACCGTTGACGGCGTTGCCGGTGACGGTCGGTCCGGTAGCGCCGGACGGGACGATCGCGTTGTAGCCGTTGCTGGACTGGTCCTGCGCGGCGGTGACGTTCGACCCGGACACGGTGACCTTGTCGGCCCGGATCCACGCGAACGGCTGCGTCGTGAGCGTCGGGGAGCTAGCCGGTCGAGCATTCGACGAGCCAGCCGCAGGCGTCGCGGACTGGGTGCTGGACGCCGTCCCGTTGCCGATCTTGTTGACGGGCTTCACCACGTAGTAGTACGTCGTGCCGCCAGTCACGGAGGAGTCCACGTAGGACACAGTTGCAGCGTCGGGGGTCGTGTACAGCGGCGTCCCTGACGTGTCGACCGTGGAGCTGGTCGAACGCCACACCCGGTAGAACGTCAACGCTGCCCCACCGTCGCTGGCCGGAGCCGCCCACACCAGGGTGTTCTGCCCGGTGCCAGCCGTAGCGGTGAAGTTCTGAACAGCGCCAGGGGCGGAGAAGGCGTACAGGGCGTTCGTGGCGACGTTGCGCCAACCGGATCCGTCAGTAGCTACAGGGCCGGCACCGCACGCGAGGGACGCGTTGGTGTTCGTTGCCATGTCGTTCGCGCTGGCGGTCAGGGTGGACACGTCAGCGAGGACGGAGAACGCGCCTGCCCGGATGGTGCCGCTGTCGTACTTGCCGTAGGTGGACAGCGACGTCGACTGGCTCAGCGACTTGATCTTCAAGACGCCAGTCCCGGAGATGGCTGCGACGTTGTTGGCGGTGAGGCTGAGGCCGGTGCCGTAGATGTCGGTGGCGGTGGAGAACTGGCCCAGTGCCCACGCAGCTTGGGTGCAGGTATAGCTGTCGACGGTGAGGATGCCGAGTGCGGTGCCGTCACCGGTCGCGTTGACGAGACCACCGCTGGCGGTGGCGACCGTGAGGCGGCAGTTCTGGATGCGCAACGTGCCGACCTGCGGGCCGTACACCCCTACAGTGCCGCCCCCGGGGGTGAGGTTGATGGCGTACTCACCCGCGGCCAGGTTGAAGTGGGAGTCGCGGATGGTGAGGTCTTCGACGACGGCTCGGTTGGCGACGCGGACGTTCTTCACCCGGGACAGGGTGATGTTCCGGGCACGGGCGACGTTGAAGATCGACACGCCAGGCTGGTTGGTGGACGTCGCGGAGTCGACGAGGATGTTGTCGACCTGCCCGAGGGCGTACACCGACTCAGCGGACTGCTCGTTCGCGGCGCCGATGACGACTGCGGAGCCCGTGTTGGAGTTGGACCCGTGGGTGCCGGACACGTTGCGGATGGTGCCGCGGTTGATGGTGAACCCGACGGAGGCGCCAGCGGCACGGCAGGGCAGCAGCTTGACGCCGTTGGTGCCGGCGCCTGCGGTGGTCTGGATGTTCTCGATGACGAAGCCGGACACGTCGCCGAGGTCACCGTCGGTGTTGGTGGACGTGAGACGTTCGTTGCCGACGATGGCGACGGAGTCGTCACCGGTCGAGCCGTAGATGTCGCGGACGCGGAAGTTGGAGGACTTCCCGACGATGTGGACGCCGTCGGATCCCGTGTCGAAGCGGATACCTTCGACCTGCCAGTTGTTGCAGGCGTACAAGTCGAGGGCGTACTTCCCGCCGCCTTCACTGTCGGTGGTCTGCACGAACATGAGGCCGTCTCGCGCGGCGATGCGGGCGCGGTCGACGTTGCGGAGGTACACGGGGATCGCGGAGAGGTTGTTCTGCTGCCCCGACGCGCCCAGGAGAAGCTGAGCGCCGATCTCGCCGGTGATGGCGATGTCCTTGTCGCGGGTGTACATGCGAACACTCGCGTTGCTGACAGACGTCGACGCAGCCGCGGACAGCACCACAGTCGTACCGTTGGTGACGCTGCTGATGGTCGCCTGGTGCGGCGACCCACCCGTGTAGGTGGGGCCGGCGCCCGTGATGACGATGCTCTTGCCGACGTCCGCAGACGTGAACGATGCACCCGTGACGGTGAGAGTCGTGGACGCAGCGATGATCGTCGCTGCGCTGGCGAACGTCGTCGGGTACGACGCGGCGTTGCGGATGATCGACGACTTCAACGTCGACCCACGCGTCAACGTGACAGCGACACCGAGTCGCAGCTCGACACCGGACCGGATGATGAGGGTGGTGTTGATGGCGTAGATGGTGGCGGCGTTGTTCGCGGCGCCGGTGGCTTGCAGGTAGACGACGCCACCACCCGCAGCGTTGGCGGCGTCGATCGCGGCCTGGATGGCTGCGGCGTCGTTAGTGGTCCCGTCACCCAGGGCGCCGAACCCCGTAGCGTGGAACCAGCCCGTCAACGCGTTCCTCGCCGACGCTGCGGACAGGGCAGCGCGGGCGCGGACTCCCAAGACAGCCGTCCGGAGGAGGTTGAACTCAGGTGCGATCGGCTGCCCATCGCCTTGCGCGTGCGCGGCGGGGACGGGGAAGTCCACCCAGTCAGATTCGGCCATCAGAAGGTCCCTGCTTTCGTCCGTGGTCAACGTTGTCGATCATGTCAGAACCGTCCCACTGTGGGGGTGGCTTGACTTCCGCCGTACACGGGTGCGACACCGTTCGCTTCAGCGGCGGGGTACGGCGTCGTGTCGACCTCATGTGGTGCGTTCGTAGCGGGGTTCGGCGACGGGGTAGCGGGCCGTGGCTTCGGCGACGGCGATGCTGCCTGAGCGGCCATTCTGGTACCTCCTGTGGTGTAGAGCGGGGTTGCTCAGGTCAGGGCTTGCCGTAGTTGAAGGGGAGCGCCTGCATCCGAGACCACGGGAACCCCTTCATCACAGCGGACGCGAGGACGCCGTTGAGCAGGGTGGACCACGGGTCAGCCTGTCCGAGACGGACGATGGGGTCCGAGTTCTCGGACTCGATCTCGACGACGCCGGACTTGTCGCCGACGATGCCGCCGTACTTCTGCAACGCCTTAGCGATCATCCGCGCGATCGGCGTCAGGCTCGTGTACTCGGTGTCGAAGTTGATGGTCGGGTCCATCCGCAGGCGCAGGCCCTCGGGGATCGCGTACGTGTCGCTGGACGGGCCGTCGGTGCGCTTCGCGGGGTAGGAGTACACCGACTTCTTCGGGTGCACAAGGGAGATGACGAGGCCGTGGTTGATGACGCCGGCTTGCGCTTCGAGGATGCCGACGTTCGCGTCGACGTAGGAGAGGCCGGCTGCGGAGGTACCAGTGGAGCCGGGGAACTGGCTGTTGCTGGTAGAGAAGTTTTCGATCTTCCCGCCCCATGCTGCGGAGAACCCTCGGTAGCCGCTCATCCACTCGGATGCGGGGCGGTAGCTGAAGTCGCCGGCGTTGGCGTACTGGGGCGGGACACCGCCGTACAACTGCTGCTGGCGGTGCTCCGCGAACTTCCAGTATTCCCGGAGGACGTCGGAGTCTTCGTTGTAGATCATGATGTGGCCGTCGGAGCCGCCGCCTGCTACCGCCGCGGTGGGGATGGGGACGTTGTAGAACGCTTGGTAGCTGCTGGCGGCGTACAGCTCGGAGGGCGTGTTGCCCTTCGACTGTCCGTCGTAGAACCCGACGTGCTGCGTGGGGTGATCGTTGCCGACGATGTAGATGGTGGAGTTGAAGTCGCGGACGTTGAAGGTGGTGACGCCCTTGTAGTACGGGGTGACTTCGTTGGTGACGAGCCAGTTGATGAGCGCGTCAGAGTCAGGGTGCAGGGGGGCGGAGCTGACATCCTGACGCCAGACGGAGTTCGCGCTTCCGACGCCGGCGAGGGGCTTCGTGTTGCGGCGCACCAGGGTGAGGCCAGCTTCTGCCGTGACCTGTTCGATGGCCATGTCGTCGACGTTGAAGTAGGACCCCGCGGTGGGTGCCGTCGTGGCGTAGCGGATGATGAACCGGGCGGCGACAGCGTTCGCGGGGGCGGTCGCGCGGAAGTCGACGCGGGTAGTGAAACCGACGCTGCTGGTGAAGTTGGCTCCCACGACTTCACGGAGGACGGAGGCGCCGTCCGCTCCACGCCACGACACGGACGCCTGCAACGCCGACGTCCCGCTTCCTCTGCGGACCGTCGCTCGGAACCGGTGCCGCTGTCCGCCGTTGATGGTGGCGAGGACAGCCCGTCCAGCATCGGACGAAGCACCGGACCCGACTGTGACTCGCAGTGACTTCGTGCCTTGCGAGTACCAGGACGAGTCGTAGGAGACGGTGGTCCCGGTCCCGTTCTCGTTGTAGACGGTGAGGTCGTTGCCTTGTGCTGAGGCGACGTTGGCGTCGAGGAGGTTGTTGACGACGGCGTCTTCGACGTAGGGCGTGAACGGCACGTCGGTGGGCGGCGGCGGGGCAGTGACAGGCGGGGCTGTCGCCGTCGCGGGTCCCGTGATGGAGAACCCGTCGACGTTGAACATGCCGGCGCCGGGGGCGCCACCGAAGCGGAGGAGGAACCGGACCTGGCTGATGCCGGTGCCGGTGGGGGCGACAGCGGCGTAGCTGATGGTCTTCGTCTCACCGACGGACACCTTCAGGTACTGGCTGTAGCTTTCGGAGACGGCGTTGCCTGACGCGTCACGCCACTTCGCGGTGATGACGAACTGGGTCCCGGGGACGGAGACGTTCCTGACTGTGGCGGACAGGGTGTACGTCTCGCCGGGGGTCGCGGACACCATCGCGGTAGGACGGACCCCGGACGTGCCCTTCGCGGCGGAGGTGGTCGTCACTGCCAGGGAAGCGGACCCGATGGATCCCCACGTCGAGTCGTTGGCGATGCTGATGCCAGTGTCTTCGGTGGTGTACAGGGTGATGTCCTGGCCGGTGTCCGCGGTGCTGGCCGGGAGGAGGTTGGTGGGGACGATGACCTGTGCGGGGATGGGGACGACGACCGTCTTCCGGGGCCCTTGGCCTTGCGCGTTGACTGCCGCGACCCACACGTTGTAGATCGTGGCGTAGGCGAGGGAGGACAGAGCGCCCTGCAACTGGGTGGCGTCGAGCAGGGGCGACGACCACTCTCCAGCGCCGTTGGCATCGAATCCGTCCCGTCCGTACCGGTACCCGGTGACGGGGGATGAGCCAGCGTTGAGTGGCGCGGTCCAGGTGAGGTCGACGTCGTTGTCGGTGACGACGTAGGTCAGGGTGTTCGGCGCGGACGGGACACCCGTGTCACCCTCGATGAGTTCCAGTCGGCTCAGGATGGACTGGACGAGGTCGGCGGTGGTGTCGCGGATCTCGGCGACGTTGCCGCGGAGCGTGTTGAACTCGGGGGCGATGGGCTGCCCGTCGCCGGTCGCGTGTTCGCCGGGGAGAGGAGTCTGCCAGTCAACCATCGGTGTGTCCTCCACGTGGTGTGCGGTCGTCAACAGTCAGTGTCAGCCACGATCGCATGCAGTGGTGGGTGGTTGTGACTACCTGCGTCCTGGCCTGCCGATCGCTGCACCGGCGCCGGTCTGGATGCGGGCCCGCCCGACGGGGGTGCGGACTTGCGCTTGGGCGTGCTGGTTCAGATAGGACCACGCCCACACGAGCGCGTCGACACGGTCCGGGGAGTCCTGCCCTTCCTGCCACGTCACCATCTGCTGCTCCAACGCGGGGAACACACCGACGTGGGACACCTGACCCGTCTCGTACGCCTGCGACACGGGCTCAGCGCGGGTCGTCTTCCCGCGGGTGGCTCGTACCCCGTCGACACGCGCCGGCCCTTGGACGGGGGATGCGAGGATGCGGTCAACGTAGGGGATGAGTTGGGTGAGCTGCGACGTCATGGCTACGCTTCCGGAGGTGACGTCGTCGTCGGATCCGCGGACGAGCAGTGCTGCCGCGGCGACGTCACCGCCAGCGTCGCGGAGGGCTTGCGCCTGTTCCCGCATCCGCGCCCACGCTGACGGGATCGCGCGGCGCATGACGGGGTCGACGAGGTTGGACTCGTAGACGAGGACGTCGGACTCGTGGTCGAGGACGGCCATCCACGCGTGCCGCCACTGCCCACCCGCGGTGTACGTCCCGGACCGGTCGCCGATGACGTACGTCCTGCCGTCGCCTGCCTTGCCTGCGGTGACGACACCAGCTTCGTCGTGGCCACCACCGGTGGGGTCGACGGCGGTGACGACGCGAGGTAGGGCGGGGGCGTCGGTGACGCGGTACGGGCGGACCCAGTCCCACTGGAAGATGCCACCCTCAGCGGGGGTCGGGTTCCCCTGGTACAGGGCGGACCAGGTGCGGGCGTTCCGCTTCCGTTCCTCGAAGTACGCCGCGTCGTGAGGCTGTGAGCCGTTCTGCCCCTGCCTAGCGGACAGGAGGTATTCGCCGACGTCCCGGCCCAACGGGTCAGCGTCAGGGCCGTCCACGGCTTGCGCGGGGATGTTGATGACCCGCCACTGGTCGGCGTCGGGTTCGTTGAGGATCCTGCCGACGAGGTCGTCCTCGTGCCAGCGGGTCATGATGACGACGACGACGCGGGGGCCGCGGGCGAGGGCGACGTCCGTCCACCAGTCCCACACCCTGCCGCGTTGCAGCTCACTGTCGGCGTCGGCGCGGTCCTTGTGGGGGTCGTCGACGACGAGCCAGTCGACGGGCTTACCGGTGAGGCCACCGCCGATGCCGGTGGCGACCATACCGCCGCGGTGCCCGTGCAGGTCCCATCGTGTCGCGGCTCGGGAGTTGGGGTCGAGGCGTAGGTCGAGCTTGTTCTCCCCACCGAAGCGGGGGCCTTCCTGTCCGTAGGCGTCGACGAGGTCCCGGACGAAGCGGGCGTGTGTCTCGGCGAGTCCGTGGGCGTAGGAGGCGACGGCTACGCGGCGGTCGGGGTTGCGGAGCAGTGCCCAGAGGGAGCCGTAGCGGGCTGCGCGTGTGGTCTTCCCCTGCTGTGGGGGGAGGCTGATGCAGACGCGGGTCTGCTCACCGGAGTCGGCGTCGATGAGGGCGCGGTCGATGAGCTCCAACGCTGGGGTTTGGACGGTCTGGGGGTCGAGGCCGACGGCGAGGGCGCCGGGGGATTGCATGAGGGCTTGCTTGCGGAGTTCGGCCCAGAGGAGTGCGCGGCGTGCGGGGTCCCAGCCGACGGTGGCTGTGTTGACGGCGGCGGCGAGGACGTCCGGAGCGAGGGTCACTTCAGATGCTTCCTGTACTCAGCGGTCCCGATGCGTTCGAGAACCATGCGCGACTCATCTAGCTGATCAGCTACGTGGTCAAGCCCGCCCCGTTCACGCAGCACACCCGAGGCCCAACGCAGCCAGACAGCCTGCGCAACTAGATCAACAGCTTCCTCCGGCATCATGTGAGCGCCAGGTAGACGAGGCACGCAGCCAGCATCGGCAACGCCGTCAACGTCGCAGGACGGATGTACCCCAACGTCCGATGCGCGTCCGGATACCGGTCCATCAGCAGCCACACAGACGCCGCCAACGACCCAACAGCCAGACCAGCGAGGACGACAGCCACGACGGTCACTGGATCAGCCCCGCCCGGTAGGCACGAACGACGACGTTGGTGCGGCGTGTGTCCCCCGTCTTCACCTTGATCTCCTCCAAGTACGACTTCACCGTCAAGGGCGACAAGCCCATCACCTCAGCGACCGTCGCGTTCCTGCCGTGGTCGGCGATGGCTTGCAGCAGCTCACACTGGCGCGGCGACAACGCCTGCCATATCCACGGCGCCGACGTCAGTCGGATGTCCCCACGCCGTAGTGCAGCGACGGCGAGGGTCGTCCGGTCCATCACCCCGTACAAGGCTGTCAGGACCTTCAGACGGGACTTGATGGCTTCCTGGCTGAGGTGTTCGTACCGTGCCATCTCGGCGACGTCCGCGCCGGCAGCGACGAGGAGGAGCGTGTCGTACTGCCAAGGCTTCAGTGCGGGACGTGTCAGAGTGTCATCCACTCCTGCACCCACCCTTCCTCTGGTTCCTGCTTGGCTGGTTCGTCGTACTCCGTGGACAAGCCCATCCCGGCGCGCTTGGCGATGACCCGTTGCACGGTCTGCCCGCCCGGCTGGTACACCTTCCCTGTCGGTGACAGCCAGTACCCGCCCGGGAGGGGCTTCCACAGGTCGACGTTCCAGGAGGTGTTGGAGACTCTGCCTGGGGGGCGTGGGGCGACGTCTGTGGTGGGTGGGTGTGGGTACCGGTTGGGATCGCGGTCGCGCCATAGGCGAGCAAGGGCCTGGGCGAGGGTGGTGGTGTCGGCGACGTACGCCGGCGTCGCGTCACAGACGGGTGAGGAGACGACCCAGCCGGGGTGACCTGCCCGTCTCGTGAGGGTGACGGGCAGGTCGGTGTCCGGGTTCAGGTGGTCCTGTCCGGTCATGTGTTCATCGTGACACGCCGTGACGTGTCAGTCGGTGTCCTGCCCAGTGAGGGCACGCAGCTCAGAGGCGTACCAGTCACCGTCGTCGCGTGTGGGCTCGTAGGTAAACCGGTTGGCGAGGTCGTTGACGGCACTGGTGGGGACGACCAACTCAGACGCGAGGACCGCGCGAGCGATGTTGCGGTACGTCATGGCGGGTGCGCCGTCGGCCTCGAAATGGCGGCGGAGGTAGGTCTCCACTTCGCGAATCCGAGTCGGGTCGAGCTGCTGGGTGGGGTCGTTACTCGACATCAGGAACCACCTCCCACTCACCAGCAGGACGACGACGGACGACAGTGCCGCCGTCGTAGCTCTGCACGCGCCTCGCCAGGTCCTCATCCACCGGTCCATCGGTGTGACCAACCCGTCGGCGCAGGCCCCACTCCCATTCGGTGGGGGTGTCGACGATGGTCTTCCCGGAAGCAACCAGAGCAGCCACCGCAGCGTCCGCAGTCGTGTGGTGGACCTCGACGCCGTGGCGGGTGGATGCACCGTCGAACTGGTTCCACCGGTCCACGCATAGCTGATGCAAGCCGGTGGCGATGATGTCGCGGGTGGTGGGGACCTCAGTGCTCACGAGGCACCTCGACTTCCTCGACTTCGTGCCCCGTGATGCGCTCGTGATTCTCTGCAAGGTGCACGGAGCGGGTGACGCGCGGGCACGCCGTACACCGGAACTCGGCCTGGTAGGCGCTCACTGGCCTGCCTCCTGGCTGGTACGGGCAGCACGGTGCGCGTCGAGGGCTTCGACGACGTTGAGCGCCTGCACCTGCCAGGTCATGTCCTTGCTGCGACGGATCACGCCAGCTACGAACTCCACCTCGTCGTCGGGGGTGGTGTCCGCTTCGACGGGGACAGGGTTCGATCCAGGCCACTGCTGTCCCGGCTTCCACTCACGGTGGGACATGAAACCGCAAGACTGGGAGCAATCTCCCGGCCCGTAGCAAGAGCAATAGCCGTCGGGGGTGGTGTCCGCTTCGACCGGCGTGCGGTGGTCGCGCACCTCGTAGGGCACCCGGGCGCTCAGGTCGTCCCCGCGTAGGCCCTGGTCCACGAAAGCCTGCACCTCACGAGCGAGGAAACGGCAGGCTCTGTAGTCGGCCTCTTCTTCAGCGTCATCGGGAAGTACTCCTGAGTCCTCGCAAGTGACGTCACCGCTGCGCCACACGGAGACCCCGGTCCGCTCGGCGGTGTTGAGGGCTTCCCGGACCTCCGCAAGAGCAGCATGCGCGGGGTGTGCGATGTTGCGGTGGTGAACCATCTGACGGTGCCAGTCGGCGGTGTGCAGCTCGTGCAGGCCCCACGACGAGTGGCCTAGGTCGGCGTGGCGGAGCAGCACCATCCCCGTGCCCTCGTGGCGGGCACCGAACGTGACGCGGGACGTGTCGGGGGCGGTGTCTTCGTCTTCGTCGGGTCCGTGTTGGGGGCACCAATAGACGCTCGACGGCTCAGCTCCGTAGGCCGCACCTGCGGGGTAGTCGCAGAGACACTTCTTGTCGGGGGTGGTGTCCGCTGCCGCAGCCTCCGCGTCGAGGAACGCAGCCACAGCTAAGGTGCGGGCGGCGGCGGCCCGAATGAGCCCACTGTCATGTGGCAGGTCGCAGTCCACGAAGTCGTAGCCGTCGACTTGAATCGTGCCGTCCTCGTCGCGGGTGACGTGGCCTACGTCGGGGAGTGCGGGCTGAGCGGCACGCAGACGCTCCACCTCAGCCACGACCGCCTTGACGCCATCCACAATCGCGCCGTCAAAGCCCATCCACGGGTCCACCAGCTCACCGACCTCAGCGATGACCCGTTCAGACTCGACCTTAAAGCGGGCCGCTATCTCTTCCTTCTCAACGAGCCAGTCGACGTGCTGACGCTCGGATGCGTTCTGCTGGCCCAGACGCTCCACCTCAGCAAGCGCCCTGTCTCGTTCGCTGCGCAGCGATGCAAGGTCAGCTTGGAGGCTAGGCAAGCTAGATACGATGGCGTCGATCTTGCGGTCACGGGCCGTGGTTTCTGCGTTAGCCCACAGGTCGTCGCTGCTCATCATCGCTGGGTCCAGACGTCGGGGGTGGACTGAATGTGGGGGTAGTGGGGGGCGGGGTCCGCGGCGCGGGCCTGACGGTCTTCGTCGGCTGCGGTGGTGTCTTCGTAGTGCCAGTCGTGGGTGTGGTCTCGGCGGGGGGTGTAGGTGGTCTCGGTCATGGGGGTGAGTCTACCTCATCCCGCGTGGTTCGTGAAGGCGTGGACGACGGACCCACCCACACCCAGCCACAACAACAACACCCCCACACCCATGCACGACCACACCGCCACGCGCCGGCGATGCTCCGCCGCAGCAGCCACCCGGTCCTCCGCGGCTTGACGCGCAGCGGCCCGCTCAGACTCCAACCTGCGCGCCTTCTGCGCCCGCGCTACGACACCAGCGAGCTCCCACTCGCGGCACTCCCGGGCGAACGCGTCGTCGTCCTGGTCAGTCCACAGGCGGGTGTCGGGGCCGGTCCCACTGTTCACGGTCAGTCCTTCCAGGTGATGCGGGACAGGGCGTGGGTGAGGTCACGTTCGTACTGGTTGGTGAGCATCTGCCGGGCTTCGTCGCTGGTGCCTCGGTAGTCGTCGTCGACGAGGGTGAGGGGGTCCTGGTCGGGGAGCTCAGCAAGCGCCCACACCGCATCCACGACGTCAGCAGCAGGCTCGTGAAGCACGCCGTCGGCTGCTCCATTGCGACGAAGCCATTTGGTGATGAAGAGGGTGACGTGGCTCTGGGTGCCGAGGCGCTTGCCGTGGCGCTCGATGTAGATGTCTCGGGCGACGTTGACGGCAGTGACGACAGCAGCGTTGCGGACGTTGCGGTTGAGGTCGGCGGGGAAGGTGGTCTCGGTCATGGGTCTACCGTAGCCCTACCCGCGCGGTTCGTCAACAGGTCCGACCCGCACCCACCGACCCCCCACACGCCGCCACAACACCCCGTCATACACCCGCTCCACCACACCCCCATAGAACCCCGCCGCGTCCTCCACGCCCTCACGCACCGCCGACGGCAGATGCCCCACATGCCACCCATCCAGCACGTCACACCGGTACGCCCGCGCCCCCGCATGACCGATGCGGTCCTCACAGCGGCGGGCTTCCTTCCGAGACGGGTACAGCCGCTTCCCGTGGGTATGGCACGCCATGTACGACACGAACCGGGCCGGCGCGCCCATCACGACAACCAATAGTCAGGACTGATCAGCGCAGAACGCACAGCTTGAGATTCGAGGGTCTTGCGAGTGCCGGCCTTGCGAAGGATGGCGTGAATGGCGCGGACACGGGCGCTGTCGTCAGCCACGGAGGCGGCTGCTCGTTCAGCCATGGCGATCCGCTCCTGGGCGGCGTACTGCGCGTTCTGCACGGCAAGTGCCCAGTCGCGGAGGACTTCGTCGAGGTCGACGCCGTAGTAGGGATGACCGGACTCAACGACCTCGCGGACGATCATAGGGAAGTCTTCGAGAGCCACCTCGGGGCGACGCCCGTTCAGTCCGGTGCGGGATGAGCCGTTGACCCGCTTGACGCAGGCAACAGCCACGGCAGCGTCTTGACGGTCATGGAAGGTGGCGACAGGGCGGTCACCGTCAACGATGTGCAGTCCATGAAGGCCAGCGATTTCCCAGTCGGATGCACTCATGCGACGTCCGCCTTCCCGCCCTGGATGACCCGCATGATGTCCGCGGCCTTCTCCTGGACTTCACGATCCGCCTGCCGCACATCGATCCGGGACGTCGCACCGCCCGTCAGCAGGAGCGCCTTGTCCGCGGCGATCGCAGCCGTCGTCACCATCGCCTTCCGCTCCACCGCGTACGGCTCACGCTCAGCCGTCGCCACATCCCACGACCCGGGCGACGTGGCCGTACCAGCGATCGTGACGATCTTCGACTCCGTGAACGACGCCGTCCTGCGGGTCAGCTCATCCACCGCGGCGTCGAGGAACATGTCCGCCAAGTCCAGCTTCCGCTGCTCGATGGACAGGCGCTTCGCCTCCCGGGCTTCGACGGCTTTCGTCTCCACCTCAGTGGTGACGCCGGCGTTGGCTGCCCATGTGCGGATGGTGCGGGCGGGGACTCCGAAGGCAGCGGAGGCGGCGTCTGCTCCTTCGCGGGTGTAGAGGTCGAGGCAGGCTGCGCGGGTCTCAGGGGTGTACCGGTCACCAGGCATGGCTACTCCTCAGGGTCGAGGTCGAGTGCTTCGATTGACTGGGCCATGGTGACGTGCCACTCGCGCACGCTGACGAGGACGTCGCGTGCTGCGGTGAGCTGTGCCTCTAGCTGGCGGATGCGTTGGGCTTGCTCCCAGATGGTGCGTTCACTGTCTGCCATCTCAGCCATGCGGGGTCTCCACTAGGTCCTGTCCCCATCGTGTGGCCTCAGATGGGTAGTCAGCCCAGTCTCCTAGCTGCACAAGCGACTCTTCCGCTTCGAGGGCGGCGATGCGGGCCACGTCCACCGCATAGACGAGCGCGTTTTCCCGCCTATCGTCGTCGGTCCAGTCCAGCATCCCGTCGAAGCCCATGTACCTCTGTGGGTCGCACTCGGTGAGGAGGCGTAGGAGGATGCGGCGTTCGAGGTCAGCCATGCGGGGTCTCCTCGGGGGTGACGTCTTCTCCGTTGACGGCGACACGGACGACCTGCTCGCCCTCACGCCACAGCTCGTACGAGTCTCCCGTGGCAGCGTCACGCCAGCACTCGTAGCTGCTCGGGTTGAACACCCACATGTCAGTGAGCCGTCGGGCGTTGGCGTCCATCAGCAGTACCAGGAGTCAGCGCCGTAGGCGATGGCGTTGGCCTTAGCCGTGCCGAGGGTCGCAGCGAGCCGGCTCGTGGCGGTGGCGTAGCTGGTGCGGCCCCGTTCACTGCACCACTGGGCGCCGTAGTTGACGATGCCCTTCGCCGACAGGGGCGACATGTTCGCCTTCGACCATGCGTAGTTGCACATGTTGACGTCGAGGACGGTGGTGAGGTTGCCGAGGGTGCAGTCGGCGGTGGCGTTGGCGGGGACGGCGGCGATGAGAGCTGCTCCTCCCCCGACTGTGACGGTGAGGGCGGCTGCTGCGATGGCTGTGCGGATGCGTGTCATGGGTGGCTCCGGAGTCGGTCGTTGAGTTGGGTGATGGTGAGGTGGTCGCGGTTGATGTCGTCCTGCAACGACTGCACCACGAAGGCGATCTTGTCGTGCCAAGCGTTGTGGTGGTCGGTACTGAAGATGAGGGCGCCGCAGCGGGCGCAGACGATGCTGTGAGCGAGGTGCGGGGTGATGCTGGTGGTCACGGGCAGGGTGACGTAGCTGTACCCGTCAGTGCCCCGCGTAGCGTCGCTCATGCCTGCACCTTGGCGGCCTGCGTGCGGAGCCACCTGCCTGCCGCTTCAGCCGTAGACCCGGTGCCCATCAGCCCAGCAAGCTCCTCAGCCTGTTCGGCGTAGTGGTTGAGGACGTCCGCCACGATCTGCGGGTACGCAGACGTCAGGATCGGCAGCAACGCCTCCCGGATGTTGTGCTGCACGATGGGTGCCAGCTCATCCCAGCTCTGCACCTCGCGGCCCGCGGCGACTTTGCGAGCTTGGATGTCACGCCCTGCGGCCTCAACTGCCTCAGCGGACGGGATCGGCTTGTCTGTCATGGTCTCGGTGCTCCTAGCTGGTGTGGTCGATGAGGTCGGACAGTAGGAACAGGGCATGCCGCTGCCCGTCAGTGTGATCGTGAGCGGTGAGCCTGCCGTCCGTCAGCATGTCGTTGACGGTGCGGCGCCCCACAGCGAGGTACTGCGCTGCCTGGCCGGCGCGGACGACGACCCGGTCGGGGTACACGTTGCGGACAAGGTTCGTTGGCTTCCGCTTCCGGCACGCCTTGTCGATGGAGGCGAGGTCGAACCTGTAGGCGCGGTTCCGGTCGGGGGTGTTGGAGTCGCCGGTAAGCTGCTGCCGGACCTTGTGCTTGTCCGCCCAGGCGGGGACTTGGTCGAGGGGGAGGTCGAGGTACGCGGCGGTCTGGGGGAGTGTCAGCCACGTCGTGCGGGGGGGTGCGTTCATGGGCTCAGTGTACCGGTCGTCGCGTGGTCGGTAGTTGTCGTGGGGTGGCAGGTGGGGCAGCAGCAGACGTCGGGGACGTCGCAGGATGCGTGGTCGTTCTTCGCGCAGCCGTAGGACCGGTACGCGCTGTAGAGGGTGGCGTCCACAGTCACCACGCCGTCGAGTGCTTCGGGGTGTAGCGGTCCAGCAAATCCCATCGCCGCTCGTCGGGATAATCCGGGCGTGCGGCGTAGATGACGCTTCCTTGGTTGCGGTGCTCGCGAGTGGCGACGTGCTTGCCGCCGTGCGCCTCCCGCAACACCGCATCCAGGTCATACGTGCCGTCGTCAGGCATTGCTTCCTCCCTGAATCTGGTCACGCATCTGACGGAAGTAACGCATTGTCTCGTCCCACTCTTGGTTCTTGAGACGGCCAGCGGCAATCTGGTCTTGCTGATCTGCCACTCCAAGGCGAGTACCGACCCGAGGCTTGTCAAGAAGGGACCACCTGAAAACGCCCCGGAAGGTGCTGCCGATCGCGCCACATGGGCAGCGGTGAACTTCTTGAAGGCGACTCCACCCACGAGTCCAGGTGTAGTGCTCATGCTTGCTGGGAGGAGCCGGGGCGTCGGACCACGAGCAACCGCCTCGGTGTTCTATGTCAAGCGGTTCGCTGCTTGTGAAGTCAGGAAGCAGGGGAGTCCAGGTGCGTCTAAACATCAGCGCCACACCCCGCGGAGGGCGTTGCCAATGAGTCGGCCAGCGACGCGGTTGGCGATGCGCTGCCCGACCCGTCCGCGGCGGATGGCGGCTGCGTCGCCGAGGAGGATGCCGAGGGTGCGGTTGGCTTGGCGGGCGGTGGTGATGGGGGACTTGCGGCGTCTGCTCATGGGACGAACCTAGCAGTGCCCGCGCGGTTCGTCAACCTCTCGGCCACGGTCCGTGCCTCCACCTCCGTACACACCACACCCTCATCAGGCCACTCCGCAAACACCGCCAACCCACCCACCGTCAGCAACGCCCACGACCCGAACCGAGCCCGCCACACCGGCACCACCGCAGGATCCGCGTACTGATCCACCCGGTACCCCAACACCCGCGCATCAGCCGGGCTAGCCTCCACCGCCATGTGGCACAGATGACACAGCAGCAGACCGTTCGCTGCCGTCATCACCTTCCGCGTCCCACCGCTCCCGCGCGCTTTACGGTGCTGCCAGTTCGGTGACTGCCCCGAACCGCACAGCACACACGCGCCCTCCTCGCGCCAGAAGACCTGATCCCGGACCTCCTGGCTGAACTGCCCGCCCGGGGTCACCTCGCACTCCCAGACACCCACAGCGCCCACGCCACAGCCGGCGTGAGGCCGACCATGAACGCAAAGTGCTTCAGGTCCCGCGACGCCTTCCGCGTCTCACGGATCACCTCCACCGCCTCGGGCCTAGACCACCACGGGTGCCGCTCCTGGAACGTGTCGATCGCTTCCGTCACCGGACTCACGGGTACCACTCCCTCAGGGTTGAGTCGTCGTCTTCGGGTGGACCGTCGGGGATCGGGTACCCGTCCTGGTCGTACTGCCTGTCGTCCACAACCTCATCCACCGGCTGTGGATCACGCGGGGGCCGCACCGTCGTCGGCTGCTCCACACCCGCCGCGACATACCTCGCCGGGTGGAACCCCACCATCCGATCCGCCGTCCCCTTCACTGTGCACGGCGCGTACTCCTGCGCCCGACAGTGCGGGCACGGGGACCGCTTCACCGGCTGCGGCACGTACACCGTCCCCCGCGCCTCAGCCATCGCCTGCCGGCACGCAAGGATCCCCCGCTCTGTGACACTGAGCTGGTCGCCACTCACTTCTCCGGGACCTTCCTGAACAGGTTGTCGAGGGCTGGCATCTTCCGGGCCGTGAGCTGCTGCGGCTCGAACACCTCGTCGTGGCGTTCACCATCACCGATGCGTCGGATGCAGCCACGCCACCAGTCGATCTCCGCGCGCGCGTCGTCAGGGTCCCCGCGGTAGTGACCTCGCCACTGGTCGATGCCGTCCAACCGTTCAGCCCGGACCACCAGCACCTCGGCGACGATGTCCGCGGGGGACACGAACGGCTGCCGCATCCCCAGCCGACGCACCGCCTCCAGTGCATCCACCAGCCGCACGTCCCGCAGCAGTCCCGCCCACACCGCGGGAGTCTCGTTGTTGATCTTCTGGGCGGGGCACATCTGCTCCACCAGCTCCGTCAAGCGTGTCGCCTCTAGACGGTCCACGGGTCACGCTCCTGTCCGCCCGTCAACGCGAGCTGCTGGTCCTCCATGTCGGCAGCGACGGCCTGCTGCTCCCACCGCTGACGACGCTCCTGGATGTAGCGGTCCTCAGCTTCCTTCTTCGACATCGGCGCACGACCCCGAGTGGGGGAAGCGTTCAGCAGCTCGTTCACCACCGAAGCAAGCACCGACGGGTGCAGCGCACGTTCCTGCCATGCGACGAGGCCGTTGCGGATGGTGTCCGTAGGGATGCCGTCATCGACGAGGGTCTTCACCTCGCGTGAGACGTGGCCGATGACCCGGGACGGGGGCCTGTGTGCGCATCCGTCGATCCAGCCTCTGACGAGCTGACCTGCGTTGGGGGTGTCCTCGACGACCTCAGCATCGACGACGTCACTCGCTGCGTCGTGAGGCGCCAAGTACTTCTGATCTTCTGATCTCTGGTCTTCTGAAGAACTAGTCTTCTTAGGGGTCGGATCAGCCAAAGTAGGTTCAGCCTGCGCTGGCTCACCCAGCGTTGGGTTACCCGACGTAGGTGTAATCCACGGGTCCATGAGGTCGTAGTCGGTGCCTGCGAGGGTGCCGTCTTCGTTGCGGTGACGGTCCAGCTTCAGGTAGCCAAGAGCTTCGAGCTCACGAAGTCCGGCACGGACGGCGTCCTTGCCTTCACGGCCTGCGCGGGCGAGCTGTTCGAGGCTGGTCTCCCAACCAACGCGGTGGCTGGCGAGATACACCACGATGCCGCGGGCCTTCCAGGAGAGACGTTCGTCTCGGAGCCAGTCGTTGCGGATGATGGTGAAGTGGTCAGCGGGGACGCTGAGCCTGTGGCGGATCGCCATGATCTTGTGCCTCTCAAGGGCGGAGACACCACGCCTTGTGGGTACACTAGGTACCAGCAAGCGCGATGACCTCACTGTCAGCCCAGTGGTGGTCATGAAGCCGGGGAGTTGTCCGCTCCCCGGCTTCCTTGTTGTCCGGGAGTCTACCCCCGCGATCAGTTCAGCGAGTCAGGTGGCGACACAGCCCACGCCCTGTGCCCCGACTCCTCCGCATGACGGTCCATGTCCGGCAACGCCGTCAGGTGATCCAGCGCCTCGACCCACGTGTCGCACTCCTCGCACACCGCCAGGAACGGGCTCACGACGCTGCCTGCCGGTTGGCCCGTACGTTGTCAGCGTTCGCCCGCTTGCACGAGGGACAGCGGCATCCATCGCGGTACGTGCTTGCCTTGCCGTGCGCGTCGGGATCTTCCCGCAGCTTCCGCGCCAACCTGGCAGCAGTCGTCGACGCAGCTTCAGCACGCTTGCGGTTGGCATCCGAGATCTTCTCCCGGTACTCCTTCCGCTTCCACGAAGCGATCACCGCAGCGTCGCGGTACACCCCACCCCAGATGCCGTCCGTCGCGCCGGACTTCTCGGCGTAGTCGAAGCACTGCCGCTTGAAGGGGCACTCGTGGCAGGCAGCGAGCGCCGACCGGACAGTGGGCCGGACGAGGTCACGCTGCCCGTTAGGGAACCAGTCGTCGGGGCTGCCTGTGGTGCGGCATGGTGCGCCCTCGAACATGTCGGCGTCGATGACGGTCACTTCAGGTTCTCCTGTGGGAACTGGACGGGCAGGGAACGGGTGTAGCTGGTGTATGCCGCCCGCTCTCCGCGGTGGCGGACCGTCGGCTCCCACCGCTTCGGGTCGGCCTTCACCGCGAGCTCCGCGTACCGGTCGGCGGCAGCCTTCGTCTGGTAGTGCCGGTAGGTGACATCACCGTCAGGCCAGACGACCTTGACACGGTGCACGTAGCGGTTACGCATCTGCTTCTCCTAGGTCTCGGATGACGACCCACACCCGTCCGGGCTGGCCCTTCACTGGCTCGTGGATGACGGGCAAGGTGGTGACGTAGTAGGCGGGGGAGTCGTCGCGGGCGATGCCCTGACCGCCCGCGACCATGCCGTCGACGAGCGCCTTCAACGCACCGCCGATGAGGTTCTCCGGGTCACGGATGCGGCGGTCCCTCGGCTGGTAGTGCAACGCCACCGTGAACCGGGTACACCGTGGCCGGCCTACGTTCTGCCACGCGAGGGCGCCCCATGCCCGCCACGTCTGCCGCAGACGGGCGCCGGTCCGCCAGTGCCCGCCGTTGAGCTGGTTGGCGCTGAGGGGGCGTGTGACGCCGGGGAGGACGTACGTCCACTCACGCATCGAACAGTGCCCCCTGCTCCGACGTCTCACTCCACGCGAGCGCCGCGTTGATCGTCGACAGGGTGACGGGCAGACCGTCCGGCAGGATCACCCCAGCCAACGCCGCGAGCATGTCCGCCCGGTCCCACCCAGCAGCCCTCCACGCCCTCACCGCGGCGCCGAGGACCGGATGCACCCGCGCCTTCCCCGGCAGCCGCACAGCGTCCGTCAAAGCGTCCCGCACCAGGCTCACGGAGTACACCGGATCCACCACCGGCACCGACGTGGCATGCCGCGGGCGGGCCGACTCCGGCAGCCCACCGCAGAAGCCGGCGATGTCGACGGTCGCGGCGAGGTCGTGGCATCGGGCGAGGACCGGGCACGACGCGCACGCCTGCTCCGCTGCGTGGAGGTCGTCGGCGTAGACGCGCCACTCGTCGCCGTACCGGGCGTGGTGGATGTACTCCCCACCG